ACTATTAATCGACGAGAAGGAATCCTCCACCCTAGAGGTGGATGCAGTGGCACTGGTATTGGAGCCAGCCACTGAGATACTATGGGCATCGTTTAGCAAGCAACAGACACCCATTCACTTTGCCCAGGTCAACACAGATGAGCAGGTGATCATCGGTGTAGCAATGGTGCCGGACCTGGAGATATTCCGGAGGGATGAGGATGGTACTGAGTACAATGTGACCTTCAGTAAAGAAACCATTCAAGCCATTGCACTAAAGTTCTTTAAAAAGAAATTCAACGGAAACACCAATATCCAGCACGATCCTTTGCAGAAAAAAGAAGGCGTCACTTTCTTCCTTTCTATGATCAAAGATACTGCCAAGGGTATGCTGGGCCTTGCCGGTGATTATCCGGAGGGTACCTGGTTCCTAGGTGCCAAGATTGACAATCCTGAAGTATGGGCAATGGTCGAGTCGGGAGAGATCAAGGGCTTCTCGGTAGAGGGGATGTTCAAGTACAAGAAGGTAGCCATGAGCGATGAGCAGCTATTCGACAAAATAAAAACCATCCTAAGTGGCATAAACGAATAATTTTTAACACTTATAATAAAGCGACATACACATGACAGCGAAAGAAGGAATCGATCAAATCAAAAAATTATTGTTCGGCGATGTGCCAGCAGTAGTTCCAGCAGCACCGGCACCTGAGCAAAAGATGCAGGATGTAAAGACTGCTGATGGTAAGGTATTGGTAGTTGACAAATTGGAAGTAGGCGGCAACGTATTACTTGATGGTATTGCTGCACCCGATGGTGAGTATACCCTTGAAGATGGAAGCATTTTGCAAGTTGCAGGTGGGTTGATAGTTGAACTATCTACAGCCACTGAAGATGCAATCCCTGAAGAAGCTCCAGCAGCAGCACCGGCACCATCTGAGATGGCCCAGTTCAAAGCTGAGTTTGATCAGTTCAAAGCTGAGTTTGGCGCACAGAAGCAAGCCTTTAGTGCAGTTCAGTCAGAACTAGCAGCTAACAAAGAAGCCTTTACTCAACTGCTTTCTGTAGTAGAACTCATGAGCAATGCAAGCGTACAGCAGCCAGTAGTTGCACCGAAGGCATTCTCTGAAATGACTCCTATTGAAAGATTCAGAGCAGCAAAACAATACAATTAAAATAAGTAAATAACAATTAAAAAAAATACAAATGGCAATAAGTTACAATGTAGTTGATATCCGCGGTAAAGCAGCGGAACCAATCATCGAAGAATTAATATTTGAGAATAGCACCATCGCTGAAGGATTGGTATCCTTTGAGGAAGATGTGAAGGCTGAAACTATTTTCACTGAAGCAACTGCTGGAGTTGCAATGCAGGCTTACACTTCAGGTGTACCTACTTCTAGCGGATCATTCAATTTGTTCGATACCCTAGTTACTCCAGTAAAGACTCAATACTATCATGAGTTTGATCCTAATTCACTTCGTTTCTCTCGCTTGAAAAGAGATATGAAACCAGGTGCTTGGGAAGTTATGAGTTCTGAGTTTGAAAGAGTAGTAATCGGTGGATTATATGCTAAGCAGATTTCTGCTGATCTAGAGTCTAAGTTTTGGAATAATGCAACTGCTGCCACTAAGACCGCTGTTGCTGCCTTAACTGCTGGAACTGGTAACACTGCTTTAGGTGCTGCTGAAAAGACTTTGGTTGCTGCTACTTCTGCTGGCTTATTTGATGGTGTAATCACTAAGATGATCTACAACGCATCGAATGCAACTGCAACTGCGGGCGTAGGAACAAGGGTAAAAGTGGCTGGTACTACCATCACTTCTGCCAACATCAAAGATGAGTATGATAAAGTATATGCTGGTATTCCGGCTGTAGCTTTGGCTAGCGGTACTGCTCCATTCATCTATGCTCCAAGATCTCACAAGCAATTGATCAACATCTTCAACAATACACCGACTCAGTTCAAAGCTGCTTTTAGTGTGAATGATGCAAAGACTGCTTATTTCTTTAATGGTGTTGAAATCAAATTTGTGCCATTACCGGAGAATGTAATCATCGCTGCTGCTAAGTCAAACATCGTATGGTGTACTGATTTGCAAAGCGATGTGAATAAAATGGAGTTGAATAAGATTGCTAACAACAGAGAAGATATGTTTGTAAAGAACAACATGACCATCGCTGCACACGTAGTAAATCAGAAGTTCAACGTATTATACGTAGGATAAGAAACAATCAACAGGGGAGGGTAAAACCTCCCCTTCACTAATAAATTTATAGAGATGCCCTGTGTACTCACTCAAGGATATAATTTATCCTGCAACGATAGCTACGGTGGAACTAAGTCCATATATATTATGGAGCTAGAGAATGCCAGTACTATCACCGCTGCTGCTGGTATTGTAACTGCAATTACCAAAGTAGCCACTAAGAAATTTTTTAAGTACAACCTAGTTGCTCATACTGCCGATGGTAGTGAGTCATTAAAGGTAAGCCGCGAAGCTGGCACAATGGAATGCGATCAGTCGGTTAAATTCCCAATTAATAAGATGAGTGTAGCTGTTCGCAATGAACTGTTGCTACTTGCTAAAAATAGGTTATTGATGGTTATTGTGGATGAGAATGGTTCGGGATGGTTATATGGTAAGGATTATGGCCTAAGTGTAGCCGGAGTTGAGGCGAAAACTGGTGTACAGTTAGCAGATCGCAATGGATATGAATTATCCTTTGAGGGTAAAGAGAAGGAGCTTGCATATAGTGTAGATGCTGCCACCCTTTTGACGTTGGAAACCGCAGGTGCGTAGTTGGTTATAGTTTGATTTTCAAGGGCCGCAGATTATTTCTGCGGTTTTTTTTTGCCTATGTGAAATATTTACGCAGTTTTTGACACATATAAGTAATGGTCATTCTAACTATAGAAAATAGCATCGATAACATGATTTTGACACTGAACGAAAAAAAGACGATCAGTTCGCCATTCTATCTGTTTGTGTTTGAAAATGTGACTACTAAGGCCCAGGTGAAGTTCTTACTTAATTCCACTACTGACCTTAGCTTATACCCTGGCCGGTACAATGACTTTGTGATCAATACCTCGGTCAAGTTTGCTGGAGCCACTACAGGGCAATGGAACTATAATATTTACGAGCAAGCAAGCTCCACCAATACCAATAGCACTGGACTTTTAGAGGTGGAGTCGGGCAAAATGATATTAACAACTGATTTATTCAATTATGAAGGTTATGAGGCAACAACCAGTTACCAAGGATATGGCGGGTAGTTACGAGATCATATCGGCAACTTTTGCTGATTCTCGTATTCCCGAAATGAAAAAAAGGACCGATAAGCCCTATGTGAACTTCGGTGCGCAAAATGACTATCCGGACTACATCCTTACCTTGTATCGCAAGAGTGCCAAGCACCAGGCGATCATCAATGGCAAGGTGACCTATATTACTGGGAATGGATTGTCAGCAGAGAACGATACTCCACAAGCTGAGCTATTCTTATCCAAGGCAAATGAAAAGCAGAGCTGGAATGATCTGCTAAAAATTACTTGCCTCGATGTAGAGAACAATGGAGGATTTTATTTGCAGTGCATCCCTAAGATGGGTGGTGTAGGATACAACTACTACCATGTACCATTCAAGCGCATGCGCATTGATGAGAGTGAGAGCTGCTTTTTTTACAAAAAAGACTGGAAGAATTGGAATGAGCAGTCAATGGAATACCCCAAGTTTAAGCCAGGCATTCAGGAAGCATCCATATTTTATTTTAAAGAGTACAACCCTGTTGGGTTTGAAATATTCTGCCCAGCTACCACTGGGGTAAGTCCTGCCAAACTCCTTACCTCGTTGGGTGACATCGCTTCAAGGACCTTGTTAGCTGCCAATGGGCTTAAGCTATTTATTGCATTTACTATTGCCTGGTTACCAGGTAACTCCTTCTCCTCATCATAGCCAAGTATTGCCCTCTTTTCGCTTTTGGAAAGTGCTTCACTCACTATCATATCAGTGATCTGCAAACCAATAG